CCAACGCTTACTCCACCTTCGACTTTCTCAAAGCTAGAACCTAGTTCTCTTTTGTACACCTGTTCCATGAACTCCTCAGACTCATCATCATCAAATAATCTTATATATTCAGAATCCTTTGTAAAATCCTCAGTCATATCTCCCATCCTGTACATAAAGTTTCGTATGATGGTGAGCAAGTCAACATCCGTTTCTCTTCCATTATAGTTTCAAACTTACTACATCCTGCTAGTAAAGCTACTGCGACTTGTAATACTATTATCAATGCTATAGTTTGCATGTGTCATCCTCTAGGTTTCCTGTTGTAAACTGGTGTAATAGATTGTCATAGCTTCTGTTGTTACATCGTTTCGAGTATTGTTCGTAGGCATCTTCAAACTTTAGACTTAATATCTTTGCTTTCTCTGCGTAATCTTCTGATAGTCTTCTTACTAATTCTTGCCTACTTATTTCCATACTCTTCTCCTGATAATGTTACTATTACTAAATCTCTCTTCGCTCCACTCTCTCCAAAACTGACAGTAAAGCCTCTGACATAATCATAATTATCATCTTCTATTATCCCAGACTCAACCAAAGCATCCATTAGGAACTTATGTACAGGGAATATGTAATTATCTATGTCCTTCTTTCTATTTCCTTTAAAGAATAGTGTGTACTTAGGTGTTAGGCTCTTGAACTTAGGGAGCATTTTTACCCACTCTTCCACTTCTTTATGATAGTCACGCTTTACCTTGTTTAAACTTTGGTAGTGCATGTTTCTATAGACATTCATACTAAACGAATTAGTACGCTTTTTATCTCCTCTACCCTTACTATAGATAGGTAGATTGAGAGCTGCTTTATGTAGCATTTCCTCCTCCTAAGGGGAATAGAGGAACGATAGTTCCCTGATGCTACTCCCCTATGACTTTTTTATTAAGTACGCTGTATACCCCTCTCATGCCTCTCTAATCGGCTGTTTTACCCTAACCAACCAAAGAACATAGCTACTATTACAATCGCTAGGAATACTGTAAGCGACTTGTTCTTAAGAACTATATTAATGTATTCTTGTAAATCTTTCATATACTCTCCTATTTAAAATAATCATATACTTCTGCTACCTTTGGGTAATTAACTATATCAACCAAGAACCTAGGTCCAGTTGAGTAGGCAAATACCTTCATGTTAGGGAAGCAATGTTGTTTAAATACACAGTAACTACACTCCATTGGAAGTTTTCTGTTGCCTGATTTTCCATCAGCAACTAACTCATAGCATTGTTCTGGTATTTCTTTACTTTCGACAACTTCTTTTAGATGTTCTATTCTCTTTTCTATAGGTTCATCATGCTCAAAGTTCTCAAAGTGAGTGCATAAGTGTCCATTGGTTTTGTCTATGACTAACCATCCACCATCCTGTACTTTGAGAGAAGCAGCATATCCTCTTAGTTGGTCTATATAACCAAACGGGTCATCCCATCTCAAGCCACCTTCTTTGAATTTCTTGAATCCAAAAGGTGCTGCTGTTTTTACATCTATCAGTTTACCATCAATCAAGCAGTCCATGCTACCTTTTATTCCAGAAACTTCTGCAAGTGCTTGTTGATGAGTTACCTTATGTCCTGAAAGTTTTACTAGAGCCAAGACAAGCTCTTCTGTAACATGTCCATAAAGGAATTTCATTAAGGTACTAGGCTTCATTTTCTCCTGAGCCATACCTCTAGACTTATACCATAAGTATCTATCTTTCCTACCTATATTGGACATGCGTAAGTTACCGTTGTCCTCTCTTAGTGTAAGTACATTTTCCCTTAAGATGTTCTTCATTGACTCCCCAAACTCCTCGATGATATTGTCTACATCCACACTATCATCAGCCTTACTAGTCGTCAATACACCATAGACATCTTCTATTAATGTATCTATCTTCTTCATGTAAGCCTCCTTAGCTTATTCTCTTCTCCATGTTTTAATTGCTCTTCTATTAGTTTATCTAAGTACCATCGTGCCTTTCTTAAATCATCTATCCCAGACTTTTCTTTATGTCTGACCAAGTATTTTACTACATTTCCCTCTAGAAAAGACATTGATTGGTCCAGAATAAAATCAGTAACTTCTATGTTGCCCCTTTTATAGTAGTCAGGTGAAATAATATTCATTAGTGTGTCTCCCTCCATGTTGTACCTATTTTGTAATTACCATCTAGAGGACAGTTTAACTTGAAGTCCTCCCCTGCTTGTTTAATACAATGAACAGCTAAGTCACCAAAGGGTTCAGCTTGGTTCTCTTGTACTTCTACTTGTATCTCATCATGTATCTGTCCTAGTAGTCTATAGTTTATCTTCCATTCCTTACATGATTCAGTAAGTAATATGACTGCTCTCTTCATTACAATAGCTCCAGCACTCTGAAGCAAGGTGTTAAGTGCAGCGTGTGTACTTCTTACATGTAGTATTCTCCCATCTAATCCTGTAAGGTAGCCACTCTCAGCAGCTGATATGACTTTATCCCTGAGTGTCTTAAGCGATGGTAGATTAGTTAGGAAATCTCTTTGTAATCTCCTACCTCTAGCATAGATGTCTTCATCTTTATTTTCCCTGCTTGGAGTTATTTGTCCTAGTTTGTGTGAACCAGCTCCATAAAGAAAGGCATAGATAAATGTCTTGGCTTTATCTCTACTATCTAGGTTAGCTGCTTTCTGGTTAGCTATATGTATATCTCCATTGATTACCTCATTGGTATAATCATCATCATTCATGTAGTGAGCCAGCATCCTTAGTTCCAGACCAGAAGCATCCATGCCTACCAGTTTGTATCCTTCTTCTACTGTAAACAATTCCCTACAGTCTTCACCATAGGGTGAGTGAGAAGCAGGTACTTGTGCTAGGTTAGGACTTGAGTGTGTCATCCTACCTGTCACAGCACCACAGGTATTTACCTTGCCTCTTATCCTGTCATCTTTATCAACTGCATCTATCCAACTGCTCACTAACCCCAGTCTCTTTTGCAGCATTAGGTACTTAGCTATGAGTTTCCCCTCTGGTATCTTTATTGTTTTCAGTACAGCTTCTGATACTATAGGTGTTCCTAGTTCAGTAAACTGTTTAGGTTTCCAGCCGAAGTGTTGTAGGTATCTAGCTATCTGTTGTCTACTCCCCAAGTTAAATTCAGGATACGCATAGTAGCCCCATTCATCTTCTTCTTTTAAGCCCTCGTCAACTCGCCAGTAAGCACCTTTAGCTAGCTGGTTTATGTAATTTATTGTCTTCCCTCCATCTTTCTTATGGGTTTGCTTTAGCTGCTTAAGTGGCATCCATACAGATAGTGGTGTGAATACCTTGCGTACTTCATCTTCAGCTATGAACATCTCTTGTTTGAGTAGAGCAAGTAAACTGCTAGCTTTTCTTATGTCGAACTTCCAACCATTGAGTGTCTGTTGGTGTGTAATCTCAGCTATCTCATGCTCTAATGATAGAGCTGTCTCAGACATATTCTTAGAAGACATTAATCTATACAGTTTATCTAGAATCTCTACATCCCTGATACAATATTCCTTCATCTCTTGGGAGTAGTGAGTCCAGTCTGAAAACTCACCTTTAGGGTAGTTAAATCTTATACCCCAAGAAGCTAAGGACTGTCCCTTTTCCCTGCTAGGATTATCCAGACGACTCATGATGAGGGTGTCTTCTACATCTCCCCACCAATCGAATCCTAGGAGCTTCTTCATTACTGGTAAGTCAAAACCTACTATGTTATGTCCTATTAAAGTATCTGCATCTATCTCAACAAGCCAAGCAGGGAAGAACTTAACAGTTTCAGGTGTCCAGAACTCTGTCACATCCTGTCCAATTACCTTGGCTGCAATACAGTAGATTATGGTAGGGTTCAGTCCATCTGTTTCTATATCAAATGCTATCTTCATGATATTAGTTCCTCTAAATCTGGTACTACTTCTGAGATTCTTCCCGTGTCATTATCATAATGTAGGAAGCCTGTCTCTCCTGTCTCTCCTGTGTATCTGTTCTTTAGTATCCTTAGTTTCGTTATGTTTCTCTTCCAGTCATCTTCTTCTTGTTGGTTTCTCTCTAGTGCTATCACCATGTTGGATAGTTGAGCGATACCTTGGCTGCCTCTTAGGTGTGTCAAGCTTATCTCTCCTCCTTCTTCATGTGATGTACCTTGTTGTCTACTTAGGTGAGAGATGACGAACATCCCTATGTTTGTTTCAATAACAAGTTCTCTTAGCTGAGACATTAGAGCATCAATGTTCCTGCGTTCATCTATTCGGTAGTTACCTGACATGATGAGATTGAGATGGTCTAGGATAACCCATTTAATTCCCTGTGCCTTAGCCATTAGTCTTATTCTACTTACTATCTTCTCTACTGATAGTTCTTTACCTTCATATAATGAAAGGACTTCACCATCTTTTCTCTTGAATAGTTTATCAAAGGCTTTATCGGCTAGCTCCTTAGGATAGTTCTGTCGTACCTCATCAAGATGATAAGGAATGGACAACTCAATACCAACTAAACCATCCAAGGTACGCTCTGTAGTTTCCTCAAGATGAATGATGCCTACTTTATCTGGAGTGGTAGTAAGAAGATGATGTTCAAGTTCTCTTACTACAGACGACTTACCCATTCCAGTACCAGAGGTTATAGTTACCAACTCACCCAATCTAAAACCGTGAGTCTTCTTGTTTAAACAAACCCAAGGATAAGGAATAGATTGTCTATCTGGTCTACTCATCCATACATCCTTAAGTTCAGTAGCACCTATGATGTCACTAGGCATATAGGTTTTGGAACTCCACCAAGCTTGTTCAATTTCCCTGACAAGATTAGCTTGAAGCATATCGCTGATGTCTTTGTAACCTTCAGGATAAGTCATTATCTTTATCTTATCTGGACTGAAGAGTTCTAAAGCTTTATCAATAGCTTCTCTTCCTGCTTTATCATTATCAAAAGCAAGTACAATCTTATCAAATGAATCTATAAACTCGAATGAACCTTGTAGTGATTTAGCTACACTACCTGTTCCATTGCGTAGACTGACTGTCGCCCACTTACCATTGAATACCTCTGATAATGATAGGCAATCTAGTTCACCTTCTGTGATAGTTAGGTATTTACCTCCAGATTCCCATAGGCACTCACCAAATAATCCCACTTCATTGAACTTGCCACAAGTTTTGAATCCTTTAGTAGCAACATCTCTTGTTTTCCACGCAACTATCTTGCAAGAGCTGTCAGTAAATGGGTAGTGGTGTGTGCTTATCTTTCCATCAGCACCATACTCTACCTTGACTTTATATTTAGTAGCAATCTCCTTTGATATTTTCCTATCAGGTATGCTACCGTAAACACCTAAGCTTGTAACCTCTTCATGTGTTTTAATCCTAGGTTTGTAGCTTGTGGTTTCTTCTCCATGCTCATGGTAGTCGCAAGCAAAGCAATGACTACTACCATCCTCGTACACAACTAGGTTGTCACCCCTAGTATCATTCCCCGTTGCCCTACAACTAGGACAGGGTTTTCTTATTGAACTCATATCCTCCTCCTACAAAGTTTATGGTTTATGAATGATTACTTACGGTAATCAATCGGACATACTTCTGAGGAGGAGGGAGTCTTAGGTATGTCAGCTAAGCTACCTTCTCTCCTAATTAAACAGGACTCGAATCGAAGAATTGTTCATCTGCTTCTTTCTGTCCTTCGTATCCCTCACCTACTTCAAGAATTAAAACTCTCTTAGCATAGGGTACTTGTCCAGCAGTAGGATGTTCTTTAGTAGTGTACTCCACCCTTACTGTTGAGCCACTAGGTATTTCATCATGCCATCTCTCACCTCTACCGGTAAAAACTGGGATGTCATAGCGACTCGTGAACTTTCTAATAGGCTCTCCCTCATACTCTTTAATTTTTATTCCTTCTTTAGTCAGCTTCGCAGCTTCCTTTTTATCCAGAGTAATCTGTAAAGCGTACTTCTCAGTTGGCTGCCCTTGGTATGTATCAAAAGTAGTCAACGCTGT